CAACTCCTTTATCACCTTCATAAACTGTAAGTGGAACATAATCGCCAAGACTATCTTCTAGTTGCCCAAGATTTACACCTTGTAAGTCTACAAAATTTTTAAGAGTTGTTAATCTGTTTTCAATAGAACTTGGATCTGTAGAATTATTTATTCCCAGCTTTAATTGAATTTGATAAACTGCATCATTTAGCCTTCTATGTTGTGCAGAGTGAGAAACCTCTTGAACTGAATTGGTTGCAAGCGGCTGGGTATATGTATCAATCTGGGCGGGATATAAAGTCTCCATACCTACAATTATACCAACATAACAGTTAGGCTACATATCTTCTTGTTTTTGGCCAATGGCTACGTTTGGAGGGTTTTTAGAAGGCATAATATAACAATGTGGTCCTTCTGCATATATAAAGTCAGCAAAAATAACATTTAGTTTTTTAAAAAACTGGTCTATACCCAAGCCCTCAAAATTTTCTGATTTTAATTTTTGGCAAAAAAAGTTATTAAAATCTATTGCTTCTTGCATAGATTCGTGCTTTTTATAAAATTTAATTCCGATGTCTCTTATATTTCCTTGATCATCTGTATGAAAAACAGCAGTCTCGTATCTACCAGCTGCATTAAGTATAGTATTTACCCTTATAGAGGTAATTGAAAGATTTACAACTTTTCTTATTTGCCACCTTTTTGTTTCAACTTTTATGTCGTGTGCCATTACCAGTTGCCATACTCTCTATTAAAATCTACTTCAAATTTATGTTCTTCTGAAAAGGTATAAAAAGTGTTTAAAGTATATCTCGTTCCATTTCTTACCTCTTTGACCCCATGAGCATGATGAATATCTCCTGGAAAAAATGCTAGCATGCCAGCTACAATTTTAATTTCAAGATCATGTTGTGGAAAATAAATATGTCCATCTTCAAAGTCATCGTTCAAATACAGAACACAACCAATATCTCTCCAGTTCCAAATATGCGGAAGTCTATTAAAATTTTCATAGTCTGAATGTGGTGGCTGTGCTTGTCCATGTGGCCAACGTATTAAGTTAAAGCAGTCTGGCCAAATATCTTTTTTTAAATTCCAAGATTGTTTAATTTGTTCTCTAATTCTTGACTCTATTTCCCAAAGCTTTTTTGCAATCTTTATGTCATATTCAGTTCCAAACCCTGCCTCTGAAATTAATAAATGAATAATTGATAAATATCTGTTGGTCCACTGATTATCAGGATCAGAATGATTTCTTTTTTCCCATAAATTTTTTTCAGTTAATCTTTTTTCATAATCTAAAAGCATAGATCTTTCTTCTTCAGTAATGAAGTCGTATATTACTTTAATGTCTTCTTTTGCCATCTATACTCCTATTGGAATCCATTTGAATGGGTACTGATTTTGAAGCATAAAAACTGGAGCAATATTAAAATATATACATTCAATTTTTGTGGATTCGTATTGAATTTCTTGTCCCGCTTCAAAAAGTAAGATTGTGCCTTCAGCAACACTTTCTTTTTCTTTATTTAAGTATACAAAAAATTCTTCTTTTTGTAAAGAAACTAAACCATTGAAGCATGGAATGTTTATTCCGCCAAAATCGTAAATAAATTTTTTATTTACAAGCCCATTAAAATAATCTGAAGAAATATAATATTCTGATTTATTAAAAGAAACTTCCTTATTTAAACATTCATTTTTTAACATTGCTACTATTTCTTTATAAAGATTAAATATGTCAGAATCGTATATGCCAAATACATTGAATTGGGTAGGGTTATAAGACGGCGCCTTTTTTATAAAATCAGCAGCATTTCCAGAATTAAAAAAATATACACTATCTGTATCATTTAAAGTAGAAACAATTTTTTCTTTAATGCCTTTAACATTTACATTTTTTTTAATCATGATAAAGTTTTAATTCTTTGTCTTATAAGCTTTTGTACTTCTGGTTTTAAAGTTAACCACATATGGTTACTATCTACATAATGAATTAGTAATATGCCAACCCTATTGTTTTCAGGATCAGGAAATTCTGGTTTCCAATGCTGTTGATCATTTGCATAAAAACCAATAGCTTCATTTTCTAAAAAAAGATATTCTTTTCCTTCAATTATTAATGGCCAAGGCTCATTGTGATAAAGACCTATGTCTAAAGTATAGGTGCATGGACCAGAGTCAACATGTGGATTTAAATGCGCTTGTTTTCCAGAGTACTCTGAAAATATTGCATACGTTGGAACTATGTTTTTATTGTTGAACCATATTTTTGCTGGCTCATGCAATTTGTTTAAAATTTCTTGAAGAACTTGATCGTCAAATGAGTCTATTCTTTTGCTGTTATAAAAATCATACTCAGCATTTTTTAAAAAGAAATGATTTTTAAAATAATTTTGTATTTCATTAAAATAGTCTTGTTCAAAAACTTTTTCAATTTTAAATTCTTTCATCCTACAACCATTTCTATAAAACTTCTATTTGCAGATCCTCCAATTTTTTGAATAACATATTCATATTCTTTCCCACTTGGAAATATAAGCATTGTATTTTCTTTTAGCTGTATTGAAAAATTTTGATGTGGCAAGCTAATAAATCCGCCGTTATTTATTGTATTTAAACAAAATAAAACAACATAGCAGTCTTTTTCAAAAGCTGCACACCTTTGTTTCATTTGTGGGTCTTCTGTTCCTGGGACTTGAACAAAATGATTTTCAAATTTCATCCACAAGTTCAATGGTGATTTTATTTCAAGTTCTCTAAGATAGCTGTACATTGCTTTAAAAACAGCTTTATAAAAAAATGTTTTTGATTTTAAATTTGTATCATTTTTTGCAAGATCTATGTCGGCTTCATAAATATTGTCTTGGCCCAAAAGGACGTTTTTAAGCTCGTAAGAAATTGAAGAAAAGTCTATGTCTTTAACAACATTTTCAACATAAACTATATTGTTTAAATACTTAACTATTTTCATTGCTTAATATCCTTTTTATTCTTTTATTATACCACACGGCAGGATATAAAAAATCTCTTGGAGGTTCTGTCAATTCAAAAATTTTTTTAACCTCATTTTTTTTATATATATGTTTTTCTTTTAAAATTTTTTTTGTATTATTATAAGCAATATCTGCAATAAAACTTCTTTTAGAAGGAACGTCAATTTTTTGTTGCCCCATATTGTTGTAAAAGAATAAACGTGTTATTACTCCTATCCACTTCCATGCGCCAGATGGTCTAAGCTCTGGACTTGTATAAACACGATTTGCTAATAAATTTTTATCTATTGTTAAATAAAGGTCTGGATAATCATTTGAGATATAATTAGAAACAATTATTGTTCCAGAAGGATATTTTTTATTTTTATAAAATGCAACACAATATTTTATAATATTGTTGTTTTTAAGCTCAGTTATTTGAATCCAATAACTATTTAATTTTTCTGGATATTTATCTAAAAATAAATTTGAACTTATTTTTTTTTTAAACATTTTATATCGAAACCGAGTCGTGAACAAGCATTTCTTGAGTAAAGAATATATCGTAAGGCTCACAGTCAATTGATACAATTTCATGTGAAACTGGAACTGATTGCAGCATTGTTATTGGCTCAAATGAACTTGAAGCATAACTATAAATTTCATCGGTATTTACAATATCAGCAGTTGCTATAAATCTTGCAAGACCATCTCTTTTTATTAAAATGTAGTGGTATTGTGAAAAAATATCTCCATTTATAGCTACAACTGTATCTCCCATTTTTTGATGAATCATAACAACGTTTGTTGTAGTATATTCAATTTGTGGATTAGTTTCTGTCCAATTGTAAATACTTTGATAAGATTCTGGAGTAGACAAATATGGTACTCCCTCAATATTTGCTGAAATCAAAACATCGCCAACTTTTAAACTTCCAGCAGCAACTAGTCCATCTGGAGTTCTGACCAAAGTATGTACGCCTAAACTTTTCCAAGTTGATGGTGGCAATACAATTGGTGGTATATATGGAGGATCTGCTGGTGGAGCAGTTGGTGGATCTGCTGGTGGCCCTGCTGGTGGCCCTGCTGGTGGCCCTGAAGGAGGCGAATTTCCATATGGAGGCGGATTGCTATATGGATTATAATACGGAGCAACATAAGTATATAATGTTAAATTTACAGTAGTTAAAGCATCTACTAAACTACCAGCAGAAATGCTTTGTGATGTAATTTTTTGATCTAATCCGCTATCTGATCCACTTGTTCCAGAAACTGTTCCAACTAATAGTCCAGCTCCAGTTATTGCTGCTCTAGCAGCTGTTTCGCTAAGTCCATAAACATTAGGAACTGAAATTCCTTCATAAGCATTATAAACAAAGTTAACAGTTGTTCCACGTGGAACAATTTGATTTTCTGAAAATCCGCTATAAGATTTAAACTTGTTGCTTTCTGCAGAATAATTTGTAACTGAACTTGATGACGAATAATTTAATCCTAGGCCAGCCAATATTGATTCTGCTTCAGATCTTGTTTTACCAGACAAATTAGGGATAGAAACTTTAGTTGTTATCTTACGACGACGAGATGATTTTCCTGACATTATGCAACCAAATCTCCAAATACGACCCAAGAATTTGCCCCACGCTTTAAACATGTGGCGCTACTCCATTGAGTGCGGAGCTTTAATCCTGGTGTTGCATTAGGCGTAAAACCTTCGCCATTAATTGTTATTTGTGTGCCAGTTGTTTGCAAAACTTCAAAGTATGTTCCTACTGGAAAATTAGCTGTAAGATCGCTTGGAATAGTTAATATTCCTGTTGTCATTTCAATGAGTTTAAAAGCATCCGCAAGACCTGGTGTGTAAGAAGCCGTCTGTTGAGAAATTGTTGTTAAGTTGTTAGCATCAATATCTGATACTTTTGCAAGCTTATACCACCCTCCCGCATGTGCATAATATGCGGCACCTGTTCCATGTACGTGTGCAAACATACCATGTTTATTTGCTGCGGCTGGAAGATTTGCTTCTGATGCATATGCTTCCCACATTAACTCTGAGCTTTTAATTGCTCCGTCTGGAAATGTTACTGTACCAGTAGCTGTTAAATTATTTGTTGTTAAAAGAGTTGATGCTGTTATTGAAGGAGAGGTAATAGATGTTGATGCTGATACAGTTGTAGCATTAAGTCCTCCAACAACAAGGTCGTCTGCCAAAGCTTGTGTCCAATTGATTACAGTTGAAGGTTCTGTTGTTACACCTTTAAAAAGTCTCCATTTGTTTTGCTCGTGATCTCTTGCAAGTCCTGAATGTTGATAAGTTCCGTTATTAAAACTTCCAACAATACCAATATCAATAATATTTGCTTGATTATTTTCACCGACATAAATTAAAGGGTTTGCAACAGAAAGGTTTTGTGTTGATTGAGTTGTTGTAGACCCAGTAACTGTTAAATTTCCAGAAACTGTAAGATTTCCTGTATTAACTGTTCCAGTAAAAGATGGATTTGCTAAATTAGCTTTTAAGTTTAGTGCTGTTTGTGTTGCGGTAGATACAGGCTTATTAGCATCTGATGTATTATCTACATTTCCAAGTCCAACCATTGATTTTGTAATGCCGCCAACTGTACCAGTAAATGTAGGAGATGCAACTCTAGCAATATTTGTAGAAATTTGAGAATCTTTAATTAAACCAGCGTTATCTAATTGTGGAATACCATTTAAGTCATCTAGTAAATTTGTAAAGTAAGCAAGGGTAACGTAATCTTCTAGCGTGTCATTTAATCCGCCAGATAAAACAACTTCTGGGGCAGTTGCAAAAACAAATTTATTTGTTGCATCATTATAAGTAACAGTTATGTGAGAATGATCAGAATGATTTACTGCTAAACCAATTGCATCTTGTGCTGCTTCAGCAAGTTCTGATGGAAGAACGTTTAGATAATAACAATCTCTCCATCTTGATGTTTCTGAAAATCCAGCTTTAAATCTTCCAACATCTAAAGATAATGCTAATTCTCCTGGTTTTAAAATTGGATTGTTATCATACCAATTTTGTTGTGTATCCCTACGCATTTGAATTCTAATTGCCATTATGAATTGCCTCCATCAAGTGATGTATCACTATTATATTGTTGGTTAGAACTTCCGCCATCAAAAACGCTAAGATTTGGATTGTAAGATCCTGCAATTACTGTATGAACTGGTCCATCATATGTATGAATATGATCTTCTAAAACATATTGTGAAGAATTGACTGGCATCCATTCTGAACCAGTATGCATCATTAATGCATTCATATTTGTATTAAAATATAAAGATCCAGCATGTCCATCAGTTGGATGATCTGGAAGTGTTGGCAGTGACAGGGTTGCTAAAAATTGTCTTGCCATTTGTTATCCCGTTATAACTACTCTGTATGCTCCGTTTGCTGGTGCTGTTGCAAACCTAACTGTAACTGTATTCAATGTTGTTCTTTCTGTATCTACTTCAACATTGTTCCATTCAGCTGCTGTTTCAAAAACCTGAATGCTGATATCTCTTGAATTTAGTCCATGGTCTACTACGAATACTGATCCTCCGCCACTGACTGTTACATATTGTGCGGTTGTAGAAAGATCTGCTGCAAACTTACGAGCAATTGCATATTGACGACCATTGTCTAGACCAATCTGCCAACGATCATCTGTCTCATTCCATGTTAATAGTGCATCTTCTTCTGCACCACGGTGAATAATAAATCCGCCATCAACTGTTGGTGTAGCAGATTCTGAAAGATTAGAATTAAGGTTAATCTTATTATCTTCAATGTTAACCTGTGTTGTATTTACTGAGTTAATTGTTCCTAATACATTTAGGTTTCCATTAACTGTAAGATTATTGCCAATTGTTACATCGTTTGGCAAACCAATTGTGACTGTTGAGCCTTCTCCGCCTGAGTTGGTTACTTCAATTTCATTTGTTGTTCCTTGAATTCCAGCTACATAATCACCAGTTGTTTGTGAACCAAGGTTTACATTTTTGATAGAAACTGCGCCATCAGATACTGTAAAATCAGCATTTGCAAATGATGCAACACCACGATTTGTTGTTGTTGCAATTTCGGCATCAATTTGAAGTTTGTTATTTACATCATCATAAGTTACATCAATGCCTTCGCCTGCAGCAACAAGATCATTTACAATGTCTTCTACACGCTCTTTATTAATTGTTACTGAACCAGAAACAACCTCAAAGTCTGTGGCTGGGAAACTTGCAACACCTTTATTTGTATGAGTTGCATCTTCTGCAGATATTGTTATCTTATTATTAGCAGCATCTGATGTTACATCAATGCCTTCTCCGCCTTCAACTTTTAATCCTTCTGTAAGAAGATCAATTGAAACAACTGTATCGTTATCATCTTTTACAGTAAGAGTAGTTGCAACATTTACTTGACCAGCTGCAGTCAAACGACCTGTGCTATCAACTGTAAATGTTGGGATTTGTGTTTGTGAACCGTAACTTCCAGCTGTTACTGTTGTGTTTGGAAGTCCAATTGTTGCATCGCCAGATATTGGATCCTTAGATACTGTAATTTCTCCAGGCTCACCAAGGATATCTGGAATGTCGTGTGTGTGATCTGCACGAGCAACTGATGTAGATGTTCCATCAGATTTTGTATTACCAAAAAATAGAGATGTAGTTTGTCCGCCTGCGCCAAAATCACCAGAGGCTCTTAGCCAAGTAGTTCCGTTCCAGAAATAAAGGAAATTGTCCGTGCTGTCATAATAAATTTGACCAGTTACAGGACTTTGTGGTTTAGAAGAAGAAGGTAAATTTTGAATGCGGGCATTCAACAACTCATTCTTTGTGAGATCTAAACTTACTAAAAACTTTCTTGCCATGTTTTGTTACTCCTCTTTTAGGACAGGTATGCTGTCCCTGAAAATGGCTGAGCCATAGTTAGCGTCAGGACATTAATACTATTATAGTCTATTCCTGTTTCCAATACGTCACCACTACTAGATTTAACAGTCACGTTTGGATGAAATTGTAGATTGTGATAAATTGTTACAGAATATACGCCATTTACTGGCCCTGTAACTTGTGCAAGCTCCCAAGGATATACCATGGCAACTTCTGTATTCAAAAGGTAGTTTGGGGCTCCGTCCCAAGAAAGGTCGGAAGGCTTTGGACCATAAAATCTTGTTGTATCTTTGTCATAATAAAAATCACCAATAAGACCTATAGTATTTAATGGGGCTCCATTTCCATTTAGGATACCTTTTCCTCTTGGACCCTGGGCTCCAACATCTCCAATAACAACTTTGTTTACATTTTCATGTACTATTACTTTTTCTACCATTATACTGTCACCGACCTATCTAGTGTTAAAAATCCTTCAAGGATTCTTATTTTATTACCGTTTGTATCTGTGACAAGAATGTCATAAGCTGATTTTGGAAAAATTAATTTATTTGTTGCATTAGCAGGAATAGTAACTGTAATCATATTACCAGCAATATTTATTCCATTAGATGATGGAGTAGACAAAGTTGTAACTAGTTGCTTTCCGCCTTTTGTATCACGTATCTGCATTTTGGCTGTGGAACCAGTTAGATCAATAGGGTTATCATTTGAGTCTAGATACTCAATTTGAAAAGAAAAAGTAGCCCCTTGGTCTACCTCAAAATTTTTTGTTGATGCCACAATACCACCTTATTAAATAGAAAAGTCCCTATGCTCATTTTAGCATAGGGACCGTCCTAAAGTATTTACTTAGTTAGGCCAAAAGCCTTGTCGTTTTTATTAAGAGCTCTTAATAGAACTGGTGCTACAGCTGCTACTCCAGCCATTGCCAAATCTTTTGGATTTGTATTTCCTGTCATATAAAGTGCTAATGCTGCCGCCATAAATGAACGACCATAGCTTGCTAGAATTGCAAGAGCTTTGCTTGCTTCTTTTCCTAGATCCATTGTTGGTGCCTCTGCTTTCTTTTTCGTTGCCATATTTTCTCCTTAATGGGGTTTACCCATATTTATATTCTACCATCAAGCGGATATATCTACAATTTCACAATTTCCGTCTGATGTACAGGCTAAAGTTTGTGTTCCTGAAGTACCATCTTCGGTTTCATAGAATGACAAATCTTCCCACCTAATAGAAGACGGCATCTTTGCTAACAATTCAAGATACTGTTCTTCTGTTACTTCTTGATAAGGTGCTTGCTTATATGAATGATCTGAATGTGGTAGGAATGAAATACCTGATACTTCATCAAAATGCTTGTATACCCAAGCACCAACTTCCATCCACTCATCTTCTTTTACAGACACTGTAATAGATGGTTTATGCTCACACCATGCACGTTGATAAACAAGCCATGTATTCAAATGATCAATAGCGGTCAAATGATCTCTTGTAATTGCACCTTCTGGTGCCTTTACTGGAAATGAAAACACATAAGTGTCATTTGGTTTCATAAAGTCATCTTCTACTGGAATTCCAACTTCTTTTAAGAATGTTGATAAAGGATCTTTCTTATCTCCACGAACAGTGCGAATGTAATATGGAGAATGCCATGCATGCATTCCTGAAGAAACTCCTACAAGCTGTGACACCGTTCCAGAAGGCTTAACACATGTAATAGCAGCAGATTCGTTAATACCAATTTTTGCTGCTTCTGCTTTATTTGTATCTCTTGCATAATCACGAAGGCCTTCTAAAACTTCTGATAGTTTTTTGAGATCTTCTTTTCCAGAAAAGAATTTATTACCAAACTGACCAGTAAGAGATACACCAAGTAGGCGTTCTTCTTCTGTATTATCTTTCCATATTTTGCGAAGATACTTAAAGTCTGTAAGTGTTGATTGCCAAGTTCCAAGAATTGTAGCTAATCTAACTTTTTCTGCTACTGTTTTAGCAGTATCTTTTTCACGAATTACAACTTCGGATAAATTACAAAACTGATAAGGTCTAAGGATAATTTCTGAGCATGGGTTAGTTCCGTAGTGAATTTCAGGATCTCTTCTTCCCCATCTTGCTGCTTGCTTTTGAGCAGCGGCAACATTGTATATGCCACGCTCACCAGATTTTGAGTCATATAAGTTTTTCCATTCAGCAATAAACTGCTCCATCTCTGGTTTGCGAGAATATGCTACTGAGTTATTTGACAAAGCTCGTTGTGAATTGTTTTCCCACCAGTTACCTGATTTTGCTGCTGCCATTTCAATGTCATTAATGTTTGACAAAGAAATCATTGCAGAACGACGTACTCCGCCAACAACTACAACTTCACCTATCTTACACATTATATCGTGTGCCTCAATAGGCTTCAACTGGCGACCTGCTGCTTGCTTGAACTTAGCAATAGTAAAATCAAAAAGATTAATAAGTGGTTGTGGGCCTGAAGAACGACCACCCATTGTCTTTAAACGTGCACCTGCTGGACGAAGTTTAGAAACGTCTACAGAAGGAATCTGTCCAGCCCAAAGCATTGCAAGAAGTTCACGATAAGACTTTGCCCAACCAGTCTTAGAATCTTCTACTACAATTGTAGTTGTAGATTTTTCAAATGATTCTGGGACGGCAGGAAGCTTATTAACATATTTATATTCAACAGAGAATCCAACACCAGTTCCACACATCAAGATATACATTGTTTCATCAAATGATCTTGGGGAATCAACTGGAACAAATGAACAGTTATATCCTGCAACATGGTCTCTATCTAATGCTGCACCTGCAGTCATAACAGCTCTCATAGAAGGCATTACGTTTCTATCATAAACCGCTTGCTTTAATTCCTCAACAAGTTTGAGGTCTGGGTAGTAATTAAAGTTTTTAAGGTGGGAAAGCATAAAGTCAAAGTACCTATCTACAGTTTCACCCCATGTTTCACGACGGTTTTCATCAGACAGCCATCTTGCATATCTTGACAATGCAATAAAGTTTTCATATGGGTTTTCAATAGTTCTTGACATTTTTAGAGTACTCTTTCCGCCGTTTTTCTACAGCTAAATTTTATTTTGGGTAAGTCTAAGTATACCTAAAAGTTTTTATAGGGGCAAGGGGTTAAGAAAATTTTTTTTCTAAATGATCAAAAGCATTCTTAGTCAACTGAATCCAATTATATTTTTCATGAATTTTTTCAGCTTGTGCAAAATAATAGCCAGAATAAGCTTTATAATTTAAAACAACATCATACATAAGTTCTTCAAGATGTTCTTTATTGGGTTTAAACATTTTTCCAACATAAGTATGTCCTACAGATTTAGGTAACTTCTCATCTGTCAATGTTGACTTTAACTTTAGAGGTCCTAAAAATTCTTTATAATCTGCCCAATCATAAGTTGATATTACTGGCATACCAGTTGCTAAACCTTGCAAAGGGATAAATCCAAATCCTTCTCCCCAACTTGGATAAACAAGTGCATGATGAGAGTGATATAAAAATAGGAGTTGACTAGTGTCATACTCTTCTGTTATAATTGATATATTATTATATATATTAGGTAAAGATAATATATTATAATTATTATATATTCTAATAGTATTAAATAGATGCGCCTTGATTGTTAAGTGATATTTTGGGTTATTACCAAACAATTTAATAAAAGTTTCAACTACTAATTGTCCGTCTTTTCTTGGAGCTGGTTCACCAATATGAAGAAATCTAAAAACTCCATCATCTTTTAGAATTCTTTTCTTTGGTTTCCAAAAACTTTCAATTCCATGTCTGTAAACTTTAACATCTTTTTCAACACCATTTGCTTTAAAAACATCTGCTGTCCATTGAGATGTTGCCCATACTTCATCACATAGGTTAAATTTTTCAACCCATGCTGGATCCATTGAAGTAGATTCCCAAGGTGTATATCCAATTTGATATTGATTTCTATGAAATTTAAAATTGTCAGGTTGAGTAAACATTAATTGTAAATCTGCTTTTGGATTTGCAAAATTTACTTTGTGTCCTAAACTTTGTAATGATTTAACTATATTTTGACCAGCATAACCAAATCCCACAGCTGGATTTAATCCCGCTTTTACTGTGTAATAAGAAATATCCATAATATCTTTCTGGTCGACTAACTTGACAAGCCCATACTTTGTTTAGTATTATTATATTTACTGTCTCTTAGGAGGTAACAACCTATGGAGAAAAATATAAAACGTTTGTATGAAGTACTTAGTAATTCTACCATATTCGTTTTGTTTATGGTAGCAGTTTATTTAGTATCAATTACAGATGGACCTGCATATGCTGTAAAAATTCAGGAGCAATTAGCTGCTGAAAAATTACAGAAAAAAGTAGAGGCTTATTCAGTAGCAACTGATTTAAGTCACTGCGATCTTGTTGAAGTTTTGAGCATTGCTGGCTTTGAAGGTCAGGCTCTAAAAAAAGCGTGGGCTGTGTCAAAAACAGAGTCCAACGGAAGACCGCTTGCTCATAACGGAAACAGAAAAACAGGGGACAACTCATACGGGATTTTCCAAGTAAACATGCTTGATGACCTCGGAGTTGAGAGAAGAGATCAATATGGTCTCACTTCCAATTCTAACCTATTTAACCCCATTTTAAACGCCGAAATCGTTTATAGAATGACGAAGCAAGGCAAGGACTGGAGTTCTTGGCCAAGTTACGGAACTGTAAGATACAAGGAGTTCTTAAAAGAATTTCCTGCAAAGTGTTTAACAATGACAACTAAAACAAAAAAGACAGAGGCAGTAAATTAAAACACAAGTAATCGTGGCTTATCAAAAGTTGGCGGAGGAATCAAAAGTTCCTCCGCTGCTTTGCCCAATAGACAAATCAATGCTTTACCCAAACCTAACAGATCAAGATCAGCTATTCTTATACTGTTTAGAATGTTCATACAAAAACTATGTTGGACTAGATTTATATGAAAAAGTAGAAAGATACATAGAAAAACACTATGGTAAACAGAATACTGAAGAATGGAAAACCTCTTAAACAATTAAGAGATCCAGTTCAACTTTTAGTAAGAACTAAGGTTCCAGAAAAGTGGATTTTGATTGATCAAGAAACTGGTCAAGTATATCAAGGTTCTGACAGAATGGATTCTTATGGCCCATGGGTAAGACTTAATGTAGACGATAAAGTCATACCAGAAGATATAGCGAATTTACTATATGCAATAATTGAAAGTGCGAAAAGTGCCTCGGCGCCAGAAGAGAAAGTGATATAATATACATATGCTAAGAACTGCAGTATATACTCTAAACTCCACACCAGTTAAACTTAGTATTTCTGATGAAGTTGAAGGACCATCAACTCTACATGTTAAAAATCTAGATAACTCTAAGCATGTTTTTCTTGGCGGAAGTAATGTGACATCTACATCATTTGGAATGAAGCTTGAACCACTAGAAAATTTTGTAATTGATCTTGGACCATATGATCATTTGTGGGCAGTTGGAGAAACTGGATCTTCTGTATCTGTCCTAATTTTGGAGAGATAGTTTGAATAAGGGCGCTAAAAAAGTGCTCGGCGGACTAGAAGTATCCAATTTTATATGCTATACTAAAATACGAAAACATTTAAACTCTAGAAAATATTCTAGGGGCCATCTTAGAAAGTATTACGAAAATGAGCGAAGAAAACGTCAATCTGGAGGATAACCTCCAAATGGCTCAATATATTATGTTGGCCAGAATTTATGACCTAATATCCGTGCTAACTAGCCATATGACAGAAAAACCAGAACTTATTCAGAATATTGTAAGCCTGCACGAACAGGGTCATATTCTTGGCCCAATGCCTGCATTTAAGCCTAAGGAAGAAAATGAGTCAACTACAGGAACAAGTACAGAAGAAACTTCTAGCTGATTTTAGGGCGGGAATTTGTAATTCCTGTCTTGAATTTAGCCATATAGAACTTAAATGCACTATGGTAGATAAGCACAGTAAGGAGTATTTTGTAGATTCCGACTTTACTTGTCCAATAGGAGAATTTTAATATGGCAAGAGAAGTTAGACCATGGGATTTGCTAGATCCAAATACACCTAGAGCTCCTAAGAATGTGCAAGAGAAAAGAATGGAGACTTGTTCTTCCTGCCCCCAATTTTTTAAACCAACTAAACAATGTAAAGAATGTCTGTGCATTATGCCACTAAAGACACAATTGCTTAATGCTACATGTCCATTGAATAAATGGGAAGGTGAATTACATGTGTCGTAATTGTGGAGATTGCACAGCAGAACATCCACATTCCACAGATGATTCTGTGGATATTGTTTTAGATTCTCCAGTATTGTAGTTGACTACAAATTACACTTATGTTATTATTACAGGAGTGTTTGGTTGAGAACCACCATTCTCCCATTCATTAGAAAATCCCCTAGGATCCGCCTCCGAAGGGATTTTCGCTTTTTTGTGATAAAATTATATTATGCCTAGAAGATATTTTTCAGAATTACGCTATGTAAAGCATTACGCTTTACCTAAGCGTGAGAATATTTTTAGTCGACTAATTAATAAGTTAAAATTAAGAAAAAAATAATTTTTTACAATTTGCTTCTTTTATATGCAAAAATCATATCTTCATTGGCGTATTTATCATCACCTGTAAAATCATATAGAATAATTCCTAAAGCTAAACATTCATCATGTTTCCACCAGGTGTAACACTTACTACCCTCTACATTTAAACAATTGTGTAAATAGGCTTCTAGCCTTTCTATGACCCATTGTGGAGCTTGTTCTTTCACTTATGTTCCTTCATATGTCTATTTAGTGTTTCATGGGCAAAGCCAGATCTTACTTCTATTTCCCGCCCACATATTTCGCAAATTACTACTCTGTGAGATGCCATTATATCCTAGTCGACTAGATTATTTTTAATTTCGTTTAAGACTATTGAATTCATTTTAGATTGCTTAAACTTTTCATATCTTTTAGTAAGTGGTAAATGTTTTCCATAATATGCAGGAGCTTGTGCACAAGCATCAGCATATTTAACTAAGTTTTTATTACATCTAAATCTTTTAAGTATTACTTCTCTATCTGTTAAAACTTCAAAATAAAATAAAGGTTCATTTTCTTCAATAATAATTTTACCTTTAGTTTTCCAGGTCTGTATTTCTATATTCATAGGTCTAAACCATTGAGAAATATCAAAGCTACCTGGAATTAAGGTCCCATATTTTGTATATCCAGGTTCATGCATCATTGGTGGACTAAATACTCCAATTGTAGGTTCTTCTGCAAAGAAAAGAAATCCCTGATTAAATGATATTGATCCGCCCTCCGTAAATGCTGAAGGTCTTTCAATTTTAAATCCTACAGAAGTCTTTCCAGTAATTTCTAATTTTGGATCATATGGATTTGTAAAATCAAAGTCTACTTCTGACCCCATTCCAGTTCTAAAAACATATGTATGTTTAAATCTTCCTGTAGCTGCAGGACATTGTAAAAATCCACGATTATTTCTTTCATCCCGATTTCTTTTTTCCATAAGCTCATGCATAAGTAAATTAGGTTCAGGATACATCATGTTCCATTCCCCGTAAAAATCTGATTCTGGGGAAGTTAATGGAGCCCAATATACAATAAGCGGATCTTTTTTCATATAGGACATAATAGCATTTTCAGTTGAGCAGGTCAATTCGTTTTTTGAAAATGTTAATATAATTTTAATTTGTATGATACGAGTTTTTATACAAATCGGACAAAACGGATAGTGCGCCCATGTGATGCAATTCACAAAAATAGTTTTGCGACACGCCCGAAAAACACCCCAAAATGTCAGACCCCTATGGTAGGATACTAGGTATCAAGATAAAGAAAGGTTGGTCTAACTATGGACTACAATGATTACTATGACGAAATCTATCTAGATATTTATCTAGAGTTTGGTGCTGATTCAGTATCAGACCCCGACTATGCTGAGCAACTTGCTCATGCTAAGGGTGTGAAGTAAATCACACACCCTATGCGGCGTGTCGTCTTGATAATGTCGCTCCCTTGTGTTATTATTCCCGTATTAGAAAGAAAGAGGTAGCAAATGTCCGCTAACTTATACAATGTCCAGTCCCTACTAGTAGGAAAGCCTTATCGTAGCCGTTCCGTAGAGGGCGAAATCGTATCGGCTGAGAAACACCCTCATGCCGTATGGTATGAAAACGCTGAGGCGTATCTAGTAGAGATACGCAAGAATACAGGTGGCTACACCTATCGCAGCGTAGCCGTAGCGTGTGACTAACCTCACACCTACACCCTAGCGTGTCGGCTTGAAAATGTCGGTGCTATCGGATAGTATTCCACTATAACTAAATAAGAGGTATGAGCCTAGCAAATAAACCGAAAGGGTGAGCCTAGCAAATAAGACCTCAACTAACGAAAGGATAAACTAAATGAAAATGTATCAAACACTAAAATTTGATTGTAAGGCTTGCCACGGAGTAGGCTATCTATTCTATGGCGATAACAATGACTACACCATTGACGCTTGCGATTGCGTAAGAGAGGAAAATAACTAATGACTAAATGGGATACAATACAGGCAGATTTAGAGCCTATCACACCAAAGGTGTGGGGCGATGAACACGAATTCAATAATGATTTTGATGATGATTTTGATTTTGATTTGGAAATGGAGTAAATAAAAATGGATAGATACTTAGTAATAGATATCACTAGCGATGGGCTTGCTTTTGAAACCGCCCAATTTGATTTCTACCTCTCTCCCCTAGGTATGGCGTTAGTAGTAGTGGGCGTTATTGCTTACAAGATTTACAAGCGCAGAAAGCGTGTGTTCTAAAACACAAAACGGATCGGCGTGTCGATTTGACAAAATCGGCAGCTGCCCGCAGTCTTTTGCGGGCGATTTGTACCGTTATGTCCGATTTAAGTAGATTCACGGAAAACCCCGAAAAATGTGAGATTTATCACAAAACAAAATGTCCGATTTGTGGCATTACTGGTCAGTAAATGTCAGACCCCCCTGTTATACTTCAGTTATTAGATAGTAAAAAAGAAAGGTGGTCTAAAATGACTACACTAAATAAAAATAATAAAGTAAATGCTTTCGACATTATCGAAGAAAAAGGCTTATGCGCTATGGATAAAATTTGCGTATTTTGCTCAATAATGACAGATGGGTGGAATAGTTTTTGCCCAAGATGTAAAGAATACAAAGGTATGATGAGATTACCTGAAGCCATAGAATACTATGGTGAAGAAATTATTGGATACTAATAGAAAGGATAACTAATAATGGGTTACATTGAAATTTTTAGATTAGATGAACAAGGTGCTGGCTGGGTTGATCTCAGCGAGGCTACGCCTGAAGAATTGCTAAACCTTGAAATTGGCTTATTTCAAGAGGGAGCTTTGTGAGATTTCTCACAAGGCTAAGCGTCTCAAAATTTGAGAAAATCCGATTTGGATTTGTAAAGCCCGTAAAATTTTGGTAAAATTGCCAACCTAAAGAAAGGAAAACTAATGAGAAGTTATTCAATTGTAGATTTACTAGTAGACCAATACTATGCGCCTACTTCATTATCCCGCCGTTTCAATGGTGGAATTATAAACTTTGCTGAAAAGCGTGAGGATACTTATCCGCCAGAGGGTTGGGAACACTTTGCTATTCGCTACCGCCCAACAGGGTCAATTCAAGACCAATGGGCTACTGTCGCTGTGAGGCTTACCGACTACTAAATGTCGGTGGCTTCCGCTATAATCTAATCAACTAAACGAAAGGAAAACTAATGAAATTCAATTCTCTCGAAGACTTCAAGTCTTATGTTATCTCTCAGCGTGAAGCAAGCAAGGCTGAAGCCTTGTCGGTGCTAACTGCTACAATTCCAACAACAGAACGAAAGGAAAACTAAAAATGAAAACAACAACAGAACTAATTGACACAATTCTAAATTGTGATGAGTGCTATGGACAAGGCGTATCGGGTTGGGTATCACCTGACGGCGACTATGATTTTGAGTATTGCGAATGTAATCCATACAAAATAATTCTTGACTATGATAAAAGCGTAGTTGATACAGGAACTCTATTTGAAACTGCGGAGGCTAACTAATGTATAAAATAACTGTAACCTATGATGAAAGCAAAACCCCTGATTATGTTTTTCAATATTCAGATGAACTACAAGCACACAAAGAATTTGCTAAGTATGTTGATTGGGGATTTGCTAACGAATACTCAACTGTAAATTTATTTACACCTAGCGGAAAATGCTACACAAAAATTTTCTATCGTGAAGGTAGAAGGGTGGTTGAAAAATAATGATGACAAGAAAAGACTATGTTGCTACCGCAGAAATTCTGCGGTATGTTTCAGATAAAACTCACCCAGCCGTTTTTTCTAAAATGGTTGTAGATTTTGCGGAGATGTTCGCAAGAGATAACGAAAGATTTGACGCCACTAAATTTTATTCGGCTTCAAATTACAAAATTCCAAATT